AATTTATTGGACGTATATTCCCTAATTCCTTACGAGCCGGGCGTGCCTAGTGCCGCGTGAAAAGGCCAAGGTGGGAACCGTTCGTGGGGTGCACATCTCCGCTGAGGAGTTGTCGGCCCTGTTCAACGTCAGCCGGGACACGGTGGCCCGGTATGTCCGGGATGATCAGATGCCGAAGTCGTCCTGGGGGAAGTATCCGGTGTGGGACTGCGTCCAGTGGTTCATCAATCGGGCGGCGGGGCAGGGCACGGGCGCTGGGCAGCTGGAGGACGCGCGGAAGCGGCTGCTGGAGGAGCAGATCAGGCGGGCGCACATGGACAATGAGAAGGAGCGCGGTCAGCTGCTGGACTTGGAGTCGGTGCGGGTGGCGGTCAGTGCGGCGATGGCGGATATAGCGACCCAGATGCGCGGTTTGGCGGCCCGGAACGCGGCGCGGTTGGCGGCTTTGGACGATCCCCAGACGATTCAGAGGGTACTGACTGATGAGATTCGACACGTCCTTGATTCCGCCAGCCGACAGGTTGCTGCTTTCGCACTTGTTCTCGCAAGTGGCGCCGATCCTGATGCCCCCACCAAGCCGAAACGCCGGGGAGTGGGCAGACGAGCACCGGATTCTGCCGCCGGGCTCACCGGAGCCGGGGCCTTGGCGGACTGATCGGGTCCCCTTCTGGAAGCCGATCTACGCGGCCGTTGCCGACCCCCAATACGAGACGGTGGTTATCGTCTGCGGCAGTCAGATGTCCAAAAGCGAGGCCCTGCTGAACATTATCGGCCACCGGTTCACGGACGGCCCTTATTACCCAGCGATGTACATCGGCCCGACCGAGAAGAACGTCAGGAGCATGTCCAGAGACCGGTTCGACTCCATGCTGCGCTCGACGGCCATTTTGTGGGAGCGGCTGGAGAAGGGGCACCGTAACGGGGTCTTTGAGAAGTTCATCGCCGGGGTGCGGTTTGGCTTTGCCTGGGCCGGTTCTGCTACCGAGTTGGCCTCCCACCCGTGCGGTCTGGTGCTGATGGACGAGCGGGACCGCATGGTGCTGGACGCTGACGGGGAGGGCGACCCTAAGACCCTGGCGAAAGCTCGGATGTCCAACTACCTAGAACCGAAGATGGTTATTGCCTCGACGCCGACGGTGGAGGGGGTCTCGGTAGTCTGGAAGGACTGGGAGAGCGGGACCATGCACATGCTGGCCTGGCCCTGCCTGGGTTGCGGGAAGTTCTTCGTGCCGCACCTGAAGCTGCTGAAGTGGCCGGACAAAGCCACGCCGGACGAGGCCTTGAGGATGGCCAATGTCGTCTGCCCGTACTGCGGCCGCGAACACGTCGACCGAGAAAAGCCGAAGCTCAACGCCCTCAGTCGGTTCATACGCCACCGGTCGCTGGGGGCTAACGAGCGCAACGAGCGGGCGGTGCTGGATCATTACTGCCCCGACGAGAACCCGCAACCCAGCACCACGGCGTCTTTCTGGATGTCTGGTTTGGCCAGCCCGTGGAACGGCTTCGGGCGCATTGCTGCCGATCTGGTGGTGGCTCTTCGCGGCGGTGATCCAGAGACTATCCAGGGCGTGATCAATACCAAGGGTGGCGAGTTGTTTCGCATCAAGGGCGAAGCTCCCGCCTGGGCAGAAGTCAGCGAAAACCGGGCGGAATACGAGCCTGGGCAACCCCCGCACGGCGTCCAGGTCATCACGATGGGCGCGGACGTGCAGAAAAACGGCATTTATTACGTCATCCGCGGCTGGGGCCACATGATGGAGTCCTGGCTGCTGGATCAGGACTTTATTGCTGGGGAAACGGAATATGACGCGGTCTGGAGCGAGTTCAGGCGCCCGATCATGGATCAGTTCAATGGGATGCCGATTCGCCGGGTGTTCGTCGATTCGGGGTACCGGCCTGGCGACGAGCACCGACGCCCTGATCATGCGGTGTACACCTTCGCCCGGAGTTTCCCCGGAACGGTGTTCCCGACCAAGGGTCAGGACACCTTATCGACGCCCTACATCCCGAAGGACATCGACTACAGCTACGGCGGGAAGGTGGTCAAGGGCGGGGTGCGGCTTTACCACTTGGACACTGACTACGCTAAACGCTGGCTGCACGCCAGGATCCGGTGGCCCAAGAATCACCCTGGCGGATTTCACCTACACCGCGCGGCGACTGAGGACTACTGCCGGCAGCTGGTGGCCGAAGAGTTGGTCATCAAGGCGAGCGGGCGACCGATGTGGATTCGCAAGTCCCGCGCAAACCACTTCCTGGACTGCGAGGTAAACGCGCTCATGGCGGCGCTATCTCTGGGCGTGCATAAACTCGCGCCGGCACCGGTGGCCGTATCCAGCGGTAAAACCGACAGCCCAGTGGCGGAAGTCAAGCGCCAAAGCCGCTACGAGCGCCGCTCTTTGTAGTTATGCGCATATTCTGCGGGCGTGGCAACACTCGCAGAGAAGCAGGCCGAACTGGTCCTCGCGAAGGACGCGCTCAACGCAGCGCGGCTGGCCCAGTCCTATGGTCAGGGTGATCGCAGCCTCCAGCGGGCGAGCCTGAAGGACCTGGAGTCCCACGTCTCCCGGATCGCTCGGGAGGTTGACGAGCTCGCCGCTGTGGCGGCTGGTGCACGGAACCCCCTGTTTGTCACGGCCTCCTACCGGCAGCCCGGATGGGATACCGAGTGAAGGCGGTAGACCTTCTCGGCCTGGTCATGCCGCGCACCGCCGCAAAGTACCTGATGGGCCGTTACCAGTTCCAGCAGGCCCAGCGGCTGTATGAGGGCGTGAGTTCGTCCCAGTACCGACCCACCATTGCCAACCGCACCAGCGGCGACGGGGTCATGAACATCGCCGGGGGCCGCCTCCGGGAGTATTCCAGGGAGCTCGAGGAGAACCACGATCTGGTGGTCTCGGTCTTTGACGATCTGGTGAACAACGCCATCGGTGAGGGGGCCCGGGTCCAGCCGATGGTGCGGATGGCTGACGGCACTCTGGCTGAGGACTTTAACGACTCCCTGGGCGAGTTGTGGACGAAGTGGGGCCAGGACCCGGAGACCACCGGTGAGTTGGCCTTTCCGAGTGTCGAGCGGCTGGTTGCTCGCTGCATGTTCCGGGACGGCGAGATCTTTGTGCAGAAGGTCATCGACGGGCGCTACCCGCACCGCACTGACCTGCGCTTGGCTTTGGAGTTGATCGAGGCTGACTTCTGCCCGTTCGACTACCAGGACATTTCTCGCAATGTCCTCCACGGGGTAGAGAACAACGCCTGGAACCGGGCGACGGCCTTTTGGCTGTGGAAGAACCACCCGGGCGACCCGCTGAACCTGTCGATCATGCCCCGGGCCGAGGATTTGAAGCGCGTTCCGGCGTCGGACATGTTGCACATCAAGTTCAGTCGTCGCCTGCGGCAAAGGCGGGGGGTGCCGATCATTCACGCGGTCCTGAACCGGATGCGGGACGTGAAGGATTACGAAGAGTCCGAGCGGATCGCGGCCAAGGTGGCGGCGGACATGACGGGTTTCATTAAGCGCACGGCCGAGTACAACGGGCCGACTGAAGTGAACGCCAGCGGCAATCGGGAGTTCAGCCTGCAGGCGGGGGCGATCTTCCAGCTGCAGCCGGGTGAAGATGTGGCGACGATTGCCAGCAACCGCCCGAACGCGGGACTGGAGAAGTTCCGCAACGCGATGCTCCGGGCGGTTGCTGGCGGGACGGGCACGCGGTACTCGTCGATCTCCAGGGACTATAACGGCACATACAGCGCGCAGCGGCAGGAGCTGGTTGAGGGCGCGATTGCTTACCGGGCGCACTTCGCCTATCTGGTGTCGCGGTTTCACCGGCCGGTTTACGAGCAGTTCATCGCCCAGGCCATGCTCTCGAAACAGCTGGGCCGGATTCCCCGCGGGTTGGACATGACCACGCTGAACCGCGTGGACTTCCGCGCTCCCGCCCTCCCGTGGATCGACCCATCGAGTGAGGCGAAGGCCTACGCGACGCTGGTCGAGGCCAACCTTGAGAGCCGCGCTGAGATCATGCGTCAGCGGGGGCGCGACCCGGTGAAGGTGATCGAAGAGATCGAGGAAGAGCGGGCCTCCGGTCTGTCGGCGGTGATGATTCAAAAGGCGGCCGCCTCGGCCACGCCAGGACAGGCCAGTGAAGATGCACAGCCGGGAGAGACCGACAGTGCGGCCGCCGCTTAATCACCTGATGCTGAATGAGGGCGCGCTGGCGGATGACTTCGCCACGATCCTGGGGTATCGCACCAGTCATGCGGGGCTGGTGCAGTCGGGGGACGTTCCCTCGTCCTTCTACGAGCCGTCGGCGTGGGCGTGGTTCGACGGTAAATCCACGCTGCTCAAGACTGCCGCTCTGACTGGCGCGAGTGCCACGGTAAATACCCATTTGTTTACCTGCTGGTTCTCGCCGGAGGGGGATAACTTGATTCTCGGTTTGTTCACGGCAAAGGAAACCGTCTCCGGGGAGTTCCCGTTTTACTCCAACCGGGTTAACGCAGTAGCCCCTAACAATCGCATGAAGATTGTTTCAAATATTGCCAACCTCTATACCACCAGCACCGAGTATGCGAATGCTGCCGCCCCGGTGAATGCCAATCGGTATTTCATGGCGGCGTGGGTCGATCAGGTGAACTTGACAGGGACCATTGCGATCTTCAGCGGGACGGCGTGGCACGTTGTCAGCGGCGTGACCGGGGCGGGGGTCGCGTGGAATTTCACGCTGGTTAATGAGATCGGCATTGGCCGCCACTTTGGTGTGGCCGGGACGCACTGGTGGGGGCGGATCGCTAACATTTGGTTCAAGCAAAACGTAACAATTGACCTGACTAATGCCGCTGCTCGCAATGCGCTGCTGGTAGACCCCGGCGCTGCTGGGAGCGGCCTGGGACTCGGAGCGCCTGAGATTTTCTTTAGTGGTGCCGCCGACAAGTACAACACGCTCACGAACGATGGCAGTGGCGGGGCCTTTAACACGTTGCTGGGCCTTGTCTCGTCCAGTCCCTACACCCAGCGGCGGGTCGCCCCGACGAATACTCAGGCGTTGAATATCGCCGCCCTGACGGGGCTGGATAGTCCGTTGACGGCGTTCACGCTGTCGGTGTGGTTCAAGTCGTCTGCCAGTCCGACTACGACGACAGTGCTGTTTGCCTTGTACGGCGGCACTGGCGTTTTGAACTTGCAGAAAAGCGCCGACGCCGCCGGGAACAGACTGCATCTAGCCATCACGGATTCCCTCAGCGCAGTCGTCACGGCTGCTGACGGGCCAGCGGCGCAAAGTACGCGCACCAGTGTTGCTGTAAATGACGCGGCACTGCACCACGCTTACATCGTCGCGAGTATCTCTGGCGATTACGTCGAGGGCTACGTTGATGGCGTTCTAGCCTTTACCAACAACCCGGTTAGCAGCGCCGGGATGGTTGACTTCTCCACCCACGTCGGCGCTCGGATCGGCGAAAGCGCCTCTGCAGCCCTCCGCTGGGTCGGGAGTATTGGGGACGTGTGGTTTGCTGATGCCATCCCTTCAAGTCACGCCACGCAAGCGGCGCGGTTGGCGCGGGCTGTTGAGATGTACAACGCCGGATCGCCGCCACTGTTGAGCGGCTTTGGGCGCGAGTGGTACGGCACGACACCACTCCTGTGCGTGGGCTTTGGGACCAATGCAGCGAGCTGGAACACCACTGCGGTCAATCTGGGCACGGGTGGGACGCTAACCACCACCGGGACGTTTGTCCTCGAATGAAGAACGGGAGTCGCACCTAAATGGCCGTTGGTAAATTCACCGACCAGCTCAACCCGATTGCCTATGCGGCAATTAACCCGGCCGCCGACCTGGACATGGTCTGGGACGACTCAGCCAACGAGCTGGCGTACATCGCGGCGGTCGAGCGGATCAAGCGGAGTCTCGGCTCGGCTGATGTGGCGTGGATGACGGCTCTGGCTTTGTCCGGGGTCGACGCCGCCGCTGACAAGTTCATGATTTTTGACAACAGCGTCACGGGCTTCCGGGCCATGACGGCTTCGGAACTGCTGAACGTCACCTTTGCTGGCGCAGCCCACAGCGGGATCACGGCGCTGGCGAACATGGCGGCTGTCGATGGTGCCGCCGATTACCTGATCGTGTTCGACAACAGCGCGCTGGGGTGGCGGAAGATTCTGGCGTCGGAGTTCATCAACCGGCTGCTGCCTTCGACCACCACCGTGGTGACTTCAACGCCCACGACCCGCACCGCTGGCGAGAGCGGCCGCCGGTTCACGAATTTCGGCGCGACTCAGATCACTGAACACGACCTGCCAGCTGGGGCGGCGGGCTTGCGGTACTCGTTCATGCGGCAGGCTGATTTCGCCGTCCGGGTTGATCCGAACGGCTCTCAGATCATCGCCGGGGGTGCAGCCGGGAAGTATCTGGAGATCACCAGCACTCGCGGCCAGGTTGATCTGGAGTGGCTGACGGACAGCGGGACTTGGGAAGTAACTGGCGGCAGCGCCGTCTTTGCCTTTGAGGCGTAAAACATGTCACTTGTAGCAAAAGACATCCAGAATTTTAGAAGGCATCTCGTTGGGCTCAGCCTAACCAGCGACACCACTCTTACCGTTTTACAGCTGGACATGCTGGTTAGTAACACGGGGGCTACTGCCACAGTCACCGCGACACTTCCCGTTGCTACGGTCGGGATGGGCCTCACCGCCTCACGGCAAGCCGCCCACGCCTTTCGCCTGAAGCCCGCCACTGGCGGGTTCATCCTCGGCGGGGCGGTGAACGACTATCTGGAAATGATCTCTGCCGGCGAGGTGGTGCTGTACTGCCACGCCGCGGGGACGTGGACGGTGGTTTCTGGCAGTGCTACTTGGCGTTTGCAGAACGGCCACAGCAGCGTTTCCGAGTACCTCGGCTTTTACAACATCAAGGACTTCGGGGCGCTTCTTAACGGCATAGCCAACGACTCCCCTGCTGTAAATGCGGCGAATGATATGGGCCTTGCTAATAAACGGCCGGTGTTCTACCCGGCTGGGAATATTAAGGTCGATGACCCTGTCGTCATCAAAGCGCCGATGATCTGCGCTGGCGGTAACACGCCGCGAACTAACTGGGTGATACCGGAATCCGGCACACGCTTTGTCAATGGCGGCATCACCGGCTCTACGAGAAGCATTAGCGCGATCACTGTTGGCACTACCACAACCATAACAACGTCGGCAGCGCACGGGTTTACATCCGACGTCGTCGTGGGGCTGTCTGGGATCGTCGGGACCACGCAGCTTAATGGCGTCACTAATGAGATCGTTGTGACCTCGACCACGCAGTTCACCGTCAGGGACTTGGACTCTACCGGGTTCGGCGCGTGGGTGTCTGGCGGTACAGTGCAGTCCCTCCCAGGGGTGCTGACCGTTGCGTCGGGGTCGGCGGGAGCGGCTACGGCTCGTGGTTTTTACGTCCAAGGCGGCTTCGCTGTGGATGGTGCCGGGTACGCCTGCACGGGGTTCCACGCCACAGGGAACCTGACCGTAAACCTATTTTCGCGATTCCGCCTTGAGAATATCTTTGTCACTGGCTGCGTGTCCGGCTACGACCTCAATGGTTTCACCGGGGTTCTATCCAACTGCTACGCCTTGCTGAACACAGCCGTTGGGTTGACCCTTCGTACGGCGAACTCTGTGCAGGTCATTGGCGGTGAGTATGTCCCCGCTGACCTGGCAACAAGCTGGGGAGTGAAGGTTATCTCTGCCGAGCAGCTAAAGTTCATCGGTGCAAACATTCAGGGCCAACCGGATTGGCTTGGAAACGGCATTGATGTTGCGGAGGGCTGCAACCAGGTTTCCATCTCAGCGTACTTTGAGCACATGGCAGGCACTGCTTCGGTTGTCGGCTACCACGCACGGATTGGCGGTATAAACCGATACGGCGGCCCGCCGACTAACCTGCTGGAAAACTGCACGCAGGGCGTGTACTTCACTGACAGCTTTTCGAATGCCAGCATTGCTTCAGCATCCGTGTACGGCAGTCTCGGCCCGCGAGTTTACCTGGGCAACGTCACTGGCGTTGACCTTGGGTCTATGGCGATGGTTACGAAGGGCCTGGAGGTAAGCGAGTATGCAAACGACATCAGCGGCGCAATGGTGTCTACGGCTATCCTTCGGGGCGCGACAACAGCGCCCAACAACTACCCCCAATCGTTAATGATTGCCGACGCTTCGGGAAAGGTCGGACGACCGGCGTTGTCGTACCTTCCGAATCCAAGCGCCGTGGGGTCAGTCGGGGCGGCGATTCGGGGCTACCAATCGGTTAACCCAGGCTCGGGCATAACGGTTGCTGCAGAGACGGCGATCAGCCGCGACGGGAAGTCGTCTATCAGGATCACAAGGGACGCTGCACAGGTTGGCACGTTCTCACGATGCAGCTTCTTCCCGTTTGGGCAGGATGATCTGATTACCCAAAAGGGCACGGCGATCCTTACGGGGTGGATCTACGTTCCCACCGGGGTTGACGGCACACCGAATGACGCTTTTAAACAGAACGGAAACGCGAATCTGCGCTGGCCGAGAGTTGGGTTTGAGTTTGACGACGGTGCATTAAAGACTAGTCATTACGCACTGTCTGGCGGCTCTGGCGCTTCCTTAACGGGCTACTACAACTTGAGCGGCTGGACCCGGTTTTTTTGCTTTAAGCCGATAGCTGACTTTGGCGTCATCACGCGACTGGGCTGGTCGGTAATGCCGATTGACGATCAGGCTCCGGTAATCAGCGGGGCAGGGCAAAGCCACAGCGTCTACATCGCTGACGTTTCTCTGTGCGTCTCACCGCAGTCGTGGGCGGATGTGATGGCGGGTCGGTTCAGCCTCGCCCATGAAGCCGGGATATTCATTGGCCGCAACTTCATGGTGGCCGATTCTGCCGCGCCCACCAACGTAAACACCTACTGGCTAAAGGGCGACCGGGTACTCAATACCGGGGTAGTTGCTGGCGGCTCGCCGGGTTGGGTGTGTACGACCTCTGGGGCAGGCGGAACGGCAGTGTTCAAGACGGAAGCAACGGTGGCCGCATGAACGCGTTAATAGCCGCACCCGTTATTAACGCCGCCCAGTAATGCACGGAAAGTCTTAGGAGTAGTCATGCCAGACGGTTCAAAGCGATCAATCAAGGGCGAGCAGACGCGGACGTTCCGACTGGAGCGAGCGGCTGACCCCAAGCAATTCACAGCAGCACTTTCGAGCGAGTTGCCGGTAGAGCGGTGGTTTGGCTCAGAGGTACTGCGTCACTCTGCCGAGTCCGTGAACATGGACCGGGCCTCACGCGGTCTGCCGCTGCTGTTCAACCACGACACCAGCCTGCCCATCGGCCGGGCGCGGAACGTGCGCTTGGATGGCAACAAGCTGCGGGCCGAGATCGACTTCTCGCCCAACTCAGAACTCGGCAGGCAGATGGCCGCTGATGTCGAGGGCGGGTTCCTCGACGAGGTCTCCATCCGCTACAGCATCGACGAGTACGAAACGACCACTGACAAGGCGGGGCAAGACACCGTCACCATCACGCGCTGGACGCCGCTTGAAGCGTCCATCGCCCCAGTACCGGCTGACCACACGGTCGGCATCGGCAGGAGCCGGGATTCCGGCAAGCAACCCAAGGAGAGACTCATGGACGACGAGAAAGATACCGGCGACGCCGGTTCGACGGCCGGTAATCTGGCTGTCGTCACGGAGTTGCGCGGCAAGCGCAAGGCCGACGAAGAGCGGGGCGCCAAGAATGCCATCAAGGGCGAGCGGGAGCGCCTCGCGGAGCTGAACGACATCTTCGGGTCGGTCGATACCCGCTTCCGTGGTGACGACTTCGATTCACTTCGCGAGAAGTGCATCGTGGACGGCATCCGGGCTGATGGCGCTCGCAAGCTGCTGCTTGACCTGATCCAGGGCAACCTGCCGGAGCAGACCCCCTCGACGCGTCAGGTGGCTGACGACATCAACGGTGGGACTCGCGGCCGCGATCCGTTCGTGACGGCGGGTAAGGACGGCGGGGACAAGATGGTTGAGGGCATTTCCCGCTCCATCGAGGTTCGCGCCGGCCTGGTCGACAAGGCAGAAGCCGCCAAAGACTCTGGGAGCGAGTACAAGGGCCTGTCCATGGTTGAGCTGGCCCGGGCGTTCGCCCTGCGTCAGGGCATGAACGTGCGCGGCCTGTCGCCCTACCAGATGCTGGGCGTGGTCCTGAAGGGTGGCGGGCGCCGCGATATCGGCTCTGGTACGGAGGACTTCACCGGCATCCTGGCCAACGTCTCCAGCAAGAGCCTGCTCAAGGGCTGGGAGACCGCTGCCACGACCTACCGCCAGTGGGTTCGGATCGGCAACCTGTCCGATTTCAAGCGGGCGAACCGGACGGGTCTGTCCGGCATGGCGCTGCTTGACGAAGTACCGGAAAGCGCTGAGTACAAATACGGCAAGCCCTCGGATCGGACTGAGTACATCACGGCTATCAAGTACGGCAAGCTCTTCAGCATCTCGCGTGAGGCCCTGGTCAACGACGACCTGAACGCCTTCACTCAGGTGCCGATGATGATGGGCCGGGCTGCTGACCTGACCATCAACAAGGCGGTCTATGACTCGCTGACCAGTGCCTCTGGCCTTGGGCCGACGTTGAATCAGGACGCCGTCGCCTTGTTCAATTCTGCGACCCACGGCAACTATGACGCCACGTCTGGTGGCATCACGGTGCTGAACCTCGAAGTGGGCCGGGGAAAGATGGCATTGCAGGCTGATCCGACCAATGCCATGCCTCTGAACATCGTCCCCCGGTACCTGCTGGTGCCGTCGGCGTTGACTTCAGCGGCACGGGTGCTGGTGGCCAGCGAGAAGGACCCTGTGGGTTCCACTGGTGCTATCGGTGGGGCGACCACGCCCAACCAGTTCTACAACGCCTTCACGGTAATTTCCGAGGCCTACCTGGACGGTCGGACCAATGGCGCCACGGCGTGGTACCTGCTGGGCGATCAGAACATGACCGACACCTACGAGGTCGGCTTCCTGAACGGTCAGCAGACTCCTTACCTGGAGTCGAAGAACGGCTGGGACGTTGACGGCGTTGAGTACAAGGTGCGGATCGAGGCCGGCGTGGCCGCTCTCGACTTCCGTGGCGTGTACCGCAAGAGAGGCGCGTAAGCGCGAGCAAGGTGGCCCGATAACGGGCTGCTGGGTGATGTAGTGGGGGGCTGGAAACGGCCCCCCTATTCCAAAACGCAAGGAGAAATACGATGCCTTTGGTAGGAAATGGAAAGAGGATGAACGTCACCCTGTCGGGTACGGTCGTCAAAGATACGGTTTTCGCGGCTGCGGCTGGCGGGTTCGCTGGCATCTACATGAAAAGCGGCGTGAGCGGTGCCGTGGTGCCGGTGGCCCTTGAGGGCACTTTTACGCTGTCAACGGCCACCACGGCCGCAGCGACCAAGGTGTTTGCCGTGATGGACTGCATTTATGCCGTCATTGCGACGGGTGCCATCACCAACGCCCGGGCGACGGGGACGGCTGTGCCTTTGGGCTTCAACGCCGGCGCTGCGACCACCAGCGCCGCCGGTGCCCAGGTGGTGCAGGTCAGGCTGGCCCGGTTCGGTTCGGCGGCGTAAATGGCCGCCACGCTACTCGCGCAGATCTCCGCAGACCTGGCTGGCAAGTACGACGCCACGTTCGGGTTTGCGGAGTCCGTCACCGGGCCCACCGGCGTCTTTCTGGGGATCTTCAGCAATGAATATCTTCAGGCGGACGCCGGTGGGTTCGTGGGCGTGAGCTCGAGTAGCCCGCTGCTGCGTTGTCGTGACGCGGATGCCTTGAGCAAGGGCGACTTCGTGACGGTGCGCACCCAGCAGTACCAGGTGGTTGAGATCCGGCCGGACGGGTATGGCGAGACGTTTCTCAGGCTGCAGAAGGCATGAGCCACGTTCGCCAGAACGTACGGACGGCGGCGGCGGCGGCGGTGACTAACCTCGCCACCACCGGCACGCGGGTATTCATGTCTCGGACGTTGCCGTTGAGGCAGGGCGACTTCCCCTGTCTCGCGGTCTACGCCCGGGCTGATGCCCCTGACTACAGTGACTCAACGATGGGTGTGCAGCAGCTGGTCCCCCGAACGATTGAACTGCATGTGCAGGGCTTCGTGAAGGAACTCGACGACGAGGACATCGAGGACACGCTGGACGACATCGCGGAGGAGGTCGAGACGGCCCTGTTCGCGGCGTTCCCCTTCGCCAACGCTTACGGCATGACGCTGGGCGAGCAGACGCTACAGGTGGATACCTCTGGGGATGAGTCCCTGGGGGTGATCGACATGGTTTTTAACGTGCTGTACCGGACCGCTGAAGGCGCCCCCGGGACGGCTGTCTAGGTAAGGAGAGCAATATGGCTACGGTTGCAGTTCGAGGGTGTGCGGGCAAGATTTTTGCTGGCAGCGTGCTGACGGCTACTGGTGCGACGGCTGAAGTCGCCGAGGTCACGGAGTGGAGCTTTGAGAGCACGGCAGAGCAGCTCGATGCGTCGTACATGGGAGCCTGCACGAAAGAGTTCGTGGCGGGGCCGGTGGAGACCCAAGTGCAGCTGACCTGTAACTGGGCGCAGAACCCGGTCGCTAGTGCTGACGCGGAGCAGGTACTCCTGGCCGCGGTTGGGACCAACGTCAAGCTGGTGCTATTCCCGGCCGGCACTACGACTGGGTTCCGGAAGTACACCGCTCTGAGCGCCCTGATCCAGTCGGTACGGATCGGTGCGGCGGTGCAGGGCTTCGTCACCGCTTCGATGGGGCTGTTCGTCAACGGGACTATTACCGCTGGCACGGCCACCTGATGAGCAGCTTCGCTTCACAAGTGGGTCGGGCCTACGCCGGACGGCAGGCGCGCACGGTCAGGGTGCCGGAGTGGGATCTCACCATCCATGTGTTTCCTATCACCCTGGGCCAGCTCTCCCGGATCCAGGAGGAGACGGACCCGATGAAGCGGCTCGTGCGCATCATCATGGTGCGGGCCAAGAAGGAGGACGGCGAGCCGCTCTTCGACTTGGAGGACGCTGAAGCTTTGGTGGCGAAAGGCGTCGGGGACTACGGCCCGGACGTGGTCATGCGGGTGTGTGCTGAACTGGGTGACGTGGAGTTTCCAGACGAGGCCCAAGCCGAAAAAAACTGAGGGAGGATCCGCTGCGCCTGCAGATGCACGACTTAGGTGGGCTTCTGCACAAGACAATCGGCGAGATGGAGTTAATGCCGGTTGAGGAGTTTTTAGGGTGGCAGGCATGGTGGCGGATCCGGCATGACAGATCGAACAATTGACTGGGTATTCCGAGCGACCGACAAGACGGGCGCGGCGTTCCGGTCGGTAGATTCCAAGCTGGCGGGCATCACGAAGAGCCTGCGTACCTTCGCTGGGTTCGCGGGCTTCGCTGCCGTGGCGGCAGGCATTGGCACGCTCACCAAGTCCCTGGTCGACATGGGCTCGCAGCTGCAGGACGCCAGCGAGAAGCTGGGCGTGTCAGCCGAGACCCTGCAGGTGCTCAAGTTCGCCGCTGAGCAGACTGGCAGCTCGTTCGACGCCTTGCAGGCCGCACTGGCCTTTAACACCAAGCTGACCGGCAGCGCCTCACGGGGCAACAAGGAGGCCGCCGAGACCTTCCGGCTGCTGGGGCTGGACGCGAAGAAGTTCGCCGACCTGCCCATCGACAGGCGGCTATCGGTCATCGCCCAGCAACTCAGTCAGGTGCAGGACCCGGCGCTGCGTCTGGACCTGACGCTAAAGGCACTGGGTCGCGGGGGTGCCGAGCTGGCACCTTTGCTTGCCCAGGGCGCGGCAGGACTGGCTCAGTTCGAGACGCAACTCCGCAGCACCAACTCGATCCTTTCCGATGCGCAGGTCAAGGCTCTGGACGATGCCGGGGATGCTTGGGATGCCTTTGGGCTGCGCTTAAAAAGCGCGTTCGCCCCCGCGTTGATCAAGACTATCGACCTGCTGACCAAGGCTGGAGCGGCTGCAAAGGCCCTTAATGAAGGCCGGCTGTTCCTGACTAATAGCGGGTTCGAGATCAAGGAGCCGCGCCGGCGAGTGACGGAATCGCGAGGCCGCAAGAGCGCCCCACTGTCGGAGGAAGAAACGGCGGCCATCAGTGGCGTCCCCGGCAAGAAGTCGCTCGATGCTGTCCGGGAGACGCTGGCGAAGAATGACGCGCTCTTCGACCAGATCACTGCCAAGGGCAACGCCCGGGCGGCAAAAGCTGCCGCTGCTCAGCAGGTCATTCTGGACCGGGTGGCTGCCATCACCACCAGCAATCTGACCCCGCAAGAGGATTACTTCGCCGGCCTCGACGAGGTGGCGAAGCTGCAGGCCACGGCGGGGCTGTCTGCTGAAGCGGCAAAGCGACAGGTTGATGCGCTGGCCGCCGCGTTCGCAGAGAACCAGAAGCAGTTATACGAATCGTCTGAGGCCGGTAGTGTGTACATCCAAAGGCAGAAGGACATAAAGGCCGTTGTTGAAAGCGTCATCACTCCGGTGCAAGCGTATTGGAATGAACTCGACAGGCTGAAGACGCTGCAGGCTGAGTTGAGCCCAGAAGTTTATGGGCTGGCCGTGACTAATGCCGGGCTGGCGTACAAGAGCGCAGCTACAAATATCAGTGAAGGTAATGACGAACTGGCCGACTCCACGAAGCGCCTACTGCAGGACATCAAGACGGCCGCTGACGGCTTCGCTCGGGATCTGACCGACGCATTCTTCGACAGCACCAAAAGCATCGGTGAGATGTTCGAGCAGCTGGCGGTCACGATTGCCAAGGCGCTGTTCACTAAGACCGTTACCGATCCGCTGATCGAAGGCATCCTCGATTCGGTTGACTTGAAGTCGCTGTTCGGCGGGGCCCGGGCGGCAGGCGGGCCCGTGGGTGGCGGCAAGGCTTACCTGGTCGGCGAGCGCGGCCCTGAGTTGTTTGTCCCGGGTGGCAGCGGTCAGATCATCCCGAACGGTGCCGGCGGCGGCGGCCAGCCGATCCAGGTGAACATGACCATCACGAGCGTGGACCCGCAGACCGCCGCCCAAACCATCGCGGCCCAGGAGCGGCTGATAACCGGGATGGTGCGGCGGTCGATGCAACGGGCGGGCGTTAGGCCGCAACTGGCATGACCAAGCTCTATGTCAATCCGGCCCTCGACTGGCTCCTGGTCTCTGGGGTCGATGACTTCCTGTTGCTGGACGAGACCGAACGCACCCCCCCGGACTACCCGTCAACCCCGGCGCCGATGACTGCCACGATCACCAGCATTAGCCCGACCTACGTCAGCGTGACCAACAGCCTGAAGCGTCAGGTGCGCAGCCGCGGCGCGCAGGCGTGGCAGATGGACCTGTACTACGGGGCAATGACCCGGGCGACCTTCGCGCCGCTGTGGGCCTTCCTGATCAACCAGTCGGGACAGTTCAAGAGTTTTACGGTGGCGCTGTCGGCCTTCACCCCGCTGGGATCTCCTAGTGGGACGCCGCTGGTGAATGGCGCGCTGCAGACTGGAGTGACGCTCGCGACTGACGGGTGGACGCCCTCGCAGACGGTCCTCAAAAAGGGTGACTGGATTCAGTTTGAGAATGACGCGAAGGTGTACTCGGTCATTTCGGACGCGATCTCGAACGGCTCCGGGCAGGCCAACCTGAGAATCTTCCCCGCGCTGCGGAAGTCGCCCGCCGACAACTTCACGGTCTACACCGATCCGCTGTTTACGGTCGCAATGGTGACGGACCAGCTGCCCGTGGACTTCGATCAGTGCCTGAAGGCCCGGGGCTTCTCGATCACCTTTCAGGAGGTCCTGTGAGTCAGAGGGGGGCCACCGGCGCGTTCCTCGACGAGATCGCCAAGGCGGCGAATCGCCCTGTCCATCTGCTCGAAGTGGACTTTAACCCGTACATCTACCTGACCGACGCGGCGGTCAATCTGACCTGGAATGGCAACATCTACCTGGCTTCCCAGTGGCTGGGATTTTCGGGCATCAGTGAGACCAGTGAGCTGCTGGTAAACAGCGTGACCGTGAGTCTGTCCGGGGCCGACCAGCAAGTGGTGGCGCTGCTGCTGCAGGAGTCATACCTCAATCGGCGGATGAAGATTCGGACGGCCATGCTCAATGAGGCGCTCCAGGTCATTGCTGACCCGGTGCTGATCTTCGACGGGCGCATGGATCGCCCGACCATCGCCGTGGACCCTGACAACGGCCAAGTCGCGTGCTCGGTAGAAGGGATCAGCATCTGGACGGATTTTGACCGCCGGCCGGGGCGCCACTCCAACGATGCGGAGCAACAGAATCTATTCCCCGGGGACAAGGGCTTCGCTCAGGTTTCTGTGATCCCTGACCAGATCTTCTGGGGCAGGGTGCGGACGGTCGAGAAGCTGACTTCAACGTCGTCCCGTGGGCGGACGCGGATATGACCCCGGAGATTGCCGTAAACATCTGGGCTCGCAGTGTCATTGGGCTCCCCTTCGCTTGGGGTGAGACGGACTGCGGGGTGCTGACCTTAAAGGCGCTTTCCCAGCTGACCGGCACTAACTGGGTCACTCCCTTTGGCGGCGCGTGGCGCGACGAACGGGAGGCGCTGGCTCACTTCGAGCAGATGATTCCGTCTCAGGTGCTGCAGGAAAGGGGCGCCGTAGAGGTGTCACCGTCGGCCGTGGTCTTTGGCGACGTGATTACCGTCCCCGCCCCGCCGTGGCCGGAACAGTGCCACTTCGTTTTCGGCCGCTTTTGCTTGGTTAGTGACATCAAGTCCGGCGTGCGTCTGTTGCCGTCGCGTTTGTTTACTCGACTTCCCGGGGCCCGGGTATGGAGGGTGGCGCCATGCCTCAAGCCATCCCAATAGTCGCAGCGGCTTTTGCCAGCACGGCAGCGGCGGCGGCCGGCTATGGCTTAATTGCGCAAGCAATCATCGGCGGCATCGTGGCCTTTGGGTCATCAAAGGTGCTGGGTCTGGATAAGGTGCCAGACATTCCTGACCCCGGCGTGCAGGCAAACGTGACGGGGACCGTGGCCCCCATCCCGATCATCTACGGCACCCGCCGGGTGGGCGGGGTGATTGCCCAGTTAGTGACCACTGGCAAGGTCTCGTCGTCGATCACCATCCCGATAATCCTGCCCGGCGGCGGCACCTACCCGACCGACGTCGAGACCGACAACAAGTTCCTGAACCTGATCCTGTGCTGGGCTGAGGGGGAGATCGAGGGGGTGACCACCGTCTACTTCGACAACCTCGAGAGCACCTCCACGGAGTTCACAGGGCGGTTCTCGGTGAACCACTACGCCGGCACGGACACCCAGCCGGCGAGCGCGCCATTTCTTGCCGCTCTGGCGCGCACCTTCACGCCCGCATCGGCCGCGAAATTGTGGAGCACCAGCCACACCCTGAGCGGCGTGGCTTACAGCTATTTCAAACTTGAGTACGATAATAACGCCTGGGTGACCGGCATCCCCGTGATCACCGCCGACATCAAGGGCCGGAAGGTTCTGGACTTGCGCACCAGTACCTGGGGATGGTCTGACAACCCCGCGCTGATCATCTACGACTACCTGACCAATGCCCGCTTCGGGCGGGGGCTTGCCACCAGTGAGCTGGACACCGCCAGCTTCATCGAGGCCGCCAACTACTGCGACCAGAACATCTCCATTCTGACGCCGGTCGACACCTTCATCGGCCCGCCGATTATGGTGATCCAGCAGCGTTATCGGTGTGACGCAATCCTCAGCCCGGATGACACCACCCTCGACAACACCAGGCTGCTGCTGGGGACCTGTCGCGGGGCGCTGGTGTTTTCGGGAGGTCTGTACCGCTTGAAGCTCGACAAGCCGGAGGTGCCCACCTTCGCGCTGACCGAGGACAACATCATCGGCAACTGGAACATCTCTCTGGAGAACTCCCAGTCGCGGCTCAACCGGGTGCACGTCCAATGGCGCAACGCGATCAAGAAGGACCAGGACGACTACGCCATTTTGGATTCGGCGACCTTCTTGGCAGCCGACAACAACCAGGTCCTCGAAGTAAAGATTGACCTACCGGCCACGACAAACAGGTTTCGTCCGATTCAGATGGCCGGCATGGTCTTGCGCCAATCCCGCTACTCATTGCAAGTCGAACTGACCTGCACGATTGCGGGACTCCAGTGTGAGGTGTTCGACGTGGTGACTGTCACGCACGAACTGCCGGGCTGGACTGGCCAGCTGTTCCGGGTGATGGGAATCACGCTGGAGAGCGAGGACGTGGTGCGGCTGCAGCTCCAGCAGTATGCGGATGAGGTCTATGACCTGGACAGCCAAAATGACCAGGACAGCCCGCCGCCGACCACACTGCCGGATCCGCGACTGGTGCCGGGGGTGCAGGTGTTTGAGATCTACCCGTTCACCAACATCAACCCTGACGGCTCGATCAGAACCTTCTTCCAGCCCGTCTGGAGATCTATCTACGACAGCCCGAACCTGGAGAGCTTCCGGTTGCGCTTCCGGCCGGTGGGGGCTGATGTTTGGCAGTTCATCGAACTCCCAGTCGATGCGGTTCTCTCTGAGGGCATCGCCGACCGCTACCAGACGATCGACATCGACGTCAGAGGCGGCGTGCTCTACGAGATGCAAATCCGCTGCGTGAATCGGCTGGGCGTGGAAAGTGCGCCTTACACTAATTCCGGCCTCATCATTGGCGGGTTGCTGCCCATCAGGCCAACCAGCGTGCGAGCGGCTGGGCACGTCACCGGCGTGGTCCTTACCTGGACGAAAGGGACGGGAGCCGTCTCGACCCAGGTCTACCGGACCACCGGCGGCGTTGATAACTTCAACAGCGGGAATGCGGTGCTTATCGCCCTGACCGAAGGCAACAGCCACATCGACTCTATGGCCTGGGGTATCACGGCCAACTACTGGCTGCGGTCCTACAACGCGGCCGGCCTAAGCGTCACGCAACCGGCCGCCACCAGTTTGAGTCTGGTCGCTCTCTCCGGTCTGCAAACCTACGCCAGCGACGCCTTGGCGGGGGCGGCTGGGCTCCTCACGGGCGATACCTACCTCGACGCCAGCGGCACTCTGAAGGTGAAAGCATGACCTACCTGGACAACCTGACGGCCTGGGCTCGCGGCTGGCGACGCTTCGGTGAACTGAAGTTCAAGGGCGAATGGAACGCGCAGCAGCCCCGCTGGATCCTCACCTATCTGTTCAACCATGGCACCCGGACGCTGACCGGCGGCGCGTGCGTGACGTGGTCGCGGTGGTTCTACCTCACGCGCCAGCAGTACCGCGCCAGTGCCTTCATGACCCGGGTGCTCAATCACGCGCAGGACCATCACGGGGAGTTGAGTGGCGATGCGCTGTGGAATACCAAAGACACGGCTGGGGCGGCGAGCGGGGCGCTGATCCTGCTCGCCGTGGTGCTGCTCCTGATTTGGTTGCTGGCATGACCGCCGACACTCTGACCGGGATTTACATCACCGTCCTCATTGCAATGGTGGGCGCTCTTTTGGCTTGGGTAAGGGGGACGGACGTGAGGCGGCTGGAAACTATGGAAGAAAACACGAAAAACCTGTCGGCGAAAATAGATGACCTCGCTTTAGAAACCCGGCACAACCTCACCGAAGCCACCAACCGGCTTTCGGCAAAGATCGACGCTCACCACCAAGAGGTCATGCGGATTTTACTGGAGACGAAACGATGAACCCTGACGCACGGCCGAACATCGTCACCGTTGGCGCACTGGGCATTCCGGCCTCTCAGCTTTTCGTCTGGGTGTGGAACGGGATGGTGGTGCCCAGCTTCCCCAAGTTCCCGCTCCTCGGCGGCATGGAGGGTGCAGCAGTCGCCTCGTTTATGACGCTGGGGTTCCAATACTTGGATAGGCTCTCCAAGCGGGCCAGCGACCACGTTCTGACGAAGTATGGATCGGACAACGAAAACGGCGTCACCTGATGGAGGTGCTGAATGTTCCCCTGGAATGCCTTGGTCAAAACCCGATTGCTTGCCGTGGCCGTGAGCTGTGCTATCGCTGTCTCAGGGTTCATTGGCTGGCACTTGAGGGGAGCTTCATGCAACGCGGACTTGGTGAAAATGTACCAAGCGTCGGAGGCTGCGGTCAGGAATCAGAGAACCGAGAACGAACGACTGAAGGAGATCAGCCGTGAGGACTCTGGGCGTATTGCTGATCTGTCTCGTGGTGCAGAGTTGCACCTCCGTAAGCCCGCCCGCAAGCCCAACGTGCCAGCCGATCCCGCCAGTCCCGGATTACCTGATTCGGGACGCGGCGAGGATGTTACGGGAATCGTCCAGCAGTTCCTTACCACGTCCTGCCAAGTAAACCGGGCTTACTACGGGCCTAAGTATCAATGTCCGCTGGATTGATAGAGGGTCGATAGATGCCCTTCCGGCTCAGCCAGCGAAGCCTCAAGGCCCTGGTCGGGGTGCATCCCGATCTGGTCAGGGTGGTCAAGACGGCCATCAAGATCACGGCGGTGGATTTTGTCGTGATCGAAGGGCTGCGGACCCCCGCCAGACAGGCCCAGCTGGTCAAGGCCGGGGCCTCGCGGACCCTGAACTCAAGGCACCTAACCGGCCACGCTGTAGACCTCGCCGTATGGCTCGGCACGGTGCGCTGGGAGTTCCCCCTATACCAAGCCCTCTGGGACGCTATGCAGGCCGCTGGGAGGACTGAGGGGGTTCCTGTGCAGTGGGGTGGGCTGTGGCGGTCCAGGGACGGCCCGCACTTCCAGCTGCCCTGGGCCAGCTACCCCAGCGCGGCTACAGATGCATCCAGCGCGGCGATAGCGTCATCCAACTCAGCAAGGGCGGCCAAATCGTAAGCGGAAAGGTCGGGATCTCCGTACATGCGCCAATACACTTTTCTGGCCGCATCCCGGAGCACGCAGAGCTTTTCGGCGTCGTTGCGGAGGTCGTCGTCAAGCTTCAGGCCAGCCCTACTGTCAGGTAACTTGTGCCATTCCTTTAGCCCCTCGGCATCGGCATCCACGGCTTCCGCCAGCAGCGCCCGCGTTCTCTCTGACCAGTTCATGACACCGATCCTCGGGCAGCCTTCAGCCGCTCCACAAAGAACGCCCCCTCGCTAATAACTTCCTCCATGGCGTCACGCTGCCCCTCCAAGTACGCCGCCTGCACGATCTTGTCCACCTCGAAGGCGTCAGCGTTGCGTGATAGGTCCATAATCACGGGGCCACCGACAAAATCCCACCGTGCCGTGCAAGTGTGATCGGCGGGGGCAATGCTGCTTTCCAAAGAGAATTGGGGTTTGCTCATCCGGTGATTCCCTTCAGTGTTTTTAGCGACTGAAACATCGCCACAACGTCGCCTTCAATCATTGCCTTCGCCGCTGCGTCCAAAGCCCTATGGACCCTGTGCACGCCGGCCCCCGCTGCTGCGATCATGTCAACGTAATCCGGCAGCACAACGTCACGCACACGGTCTACCTCTTTCAGCAGGGCTTCGTCTAATGGTGCGATTGGTTTATTCATGTCGGTTGCTTCTGTAGGCTGTAGATGGCTTCACAAAGATCGACGTAGCCGCAGTGACAGTCCTCGTCAACGCCACGCCACGAGGCGCAACTCTGGTGACATGCGGCATCCTGGTGGGAGACGTAAACGCCTGCCGCGTCCACCACCGCCTGAGCGGCGCGCAGCAGGCCGGCGTTGTCCGTGCCGTCGATCAAGTCCTCGCGGGTAATCCACTGGGCGAGTTTTTCGAGCTTGGTCATTTCCCCGCCCTCCGGTTCCACGCCTTAATCGCACTTTCCTGCCGCTGCCGGTCAAAGTCTCCGTGATGATCCGCGCCTCTTTGGCACCAGACTACCCAAGCGTCTATGTTCATGTTGTGTTCCATCTGCGGCTGCTTCCCGCAGAACGGGCACGGCAGGAGTTTTTCGAGCTTGGTCATTTCACTATCTCCCGCCAGCCTTTTTCCGTCCATCGGTGTTGTTCAGCATTCCAGTACCCTTCAGCCCTCATGCGCTGCCAGTAATCCACGCAGCCGTCGCAGGCGTCGACTGGATCGCACGGTTCCCCGCACGTTGGTTCGTATTCGTCCCGGAGCTTGTTCATACCTTCTTCCTCGTTTCCCACGTCACAGACATGTAGGCATGCCACAGGTACTTTTCACCGCACCGGCAGCAGTGCTGCTCGCCGCCCTCGTCATTCCCCAACCACTCCCGCCAGTGCTTGTCCTGATAACCGCAGTAAGGGCAAACAGGGGCATCGGTGTACTCGTGATCTATCGCCATTTCTTTGCCCTCTTGTTCGCCGCTCTGATCGCCGCCGCTAGGGTCGTGCGAAAGAACTCGCCGTGGCTATCCCCGCGCCAGCTGCACCGGATCAAGGTATGGCCGACAGGGGCCAGTGCGATGACCTTCATCCTTTTCCCGCAGAACGGGCACGGCAGGAGGTTTGGGGGCTGGGTCATACCAGCTCGCTCAGCGCGCCAATCGCTTCATCAAGGCTGTCCACTGCCCGTTCGCAGCTCCCCTCCAGATCCTCGACCTCAGCGCGGAGATCGCGCAAAAAGTCTCGGTCCCTGGCCACAAGTTTTTTGGCCGTCTCTAAGCGGGTGATTAATGCTTTTGTCTTCGTGGTCATACGGTGGACCCTTCGCCGGGGAATTTAGCCAAGACGGCAATGAGCGCGTTCAAGCCAACGGGATAACGCAGGCAGTACTGCGGGAAATCGCCGTTCTCAACGCAGGAGCAGTTTTCGCCACAAGGCTCGGTGACCATCACCGTCACCAGCAGTCCGCACTGCTCAGCCATTTCTTGCAGCGATCCGCCATCCACGTCGCCGCAGTAGTCTCGGTGGCTGTCGATAACCTTCGCGCCAAATCTAGCGAGGGCCGACTGCAGGCCATCGAGTGAGTTGATGGCTCTGGATTCTTCGTTGGTCATTTCGCTCCCTTCCGACACTCGCGGATGATGCGGCGGACCATGCGGTTCCACTCCTGCACTGCCTGTTGTTCAGTAGGGTATGAGTCCGCCTGCAAAGTTCCTTGCTCCATAGAGATGAAGCCCTCATATTCCTGATAGAGCCTGGGATCACCAGCGACGCCGGGAATTTTCAGGGGATTGGTCACTGCGCACCTTCCTTGCCCGCGAGGCCGCAGTAGCCGGTCTTAACTTCGACAAGAACCGTTGCTGTGGTTTCAGTCACGGCGTCATACTCCTGTCTCTGGTACAGACTCGGCTTCCCGCCCAGAAAATAAGTCCACGTTTTCTCTGTGGTCCGTAACGGCTCGTCCCAACGCCACGCCATGCAGTCGGGGCCGATGCATTTGTGTGCAGCCATTCCCATCTGACGAATAACGTCCCCTCGGTTAGTTGTAACCAGCCCTGGTGGCCCTACGGTGTGCCGCACGAACGGGCACCACTTGGTCTGTGCTTGTTCAGGTGTCATTTCCATTTCCTCGCTGCCATCTGTTGCTCAATCAGGCTCTGCGGCCACGACTCTGCCTCCAGCCTGTCGTCATCCTGCGGCCCCTCACCCAGCAGCGCGCAGTAGCGGACGCAATCTGGCCCCATGCGCTGGCAGCCTTTCTTGTCACAGATGTCGTGGAGTTTCATGCTGCTTGCTCCCGTGGCTTCAGCCATTCAAATAACCGCTCCGCATCGTCAAAAACAGTCCACGCCTCATTGCGTCCGTCGATGTAGCTGAAGCGATCATCGCCTAAGTGGTTATAGTCGGCCCCGACCTGTATTGACGTG